GGTGTTGCTAGTGTGACCACCTTGATAACCGTCAGTACCAACAGACATGTTGGGACCTTCGTTCAACATTCCGCCTTGCTCAAAGGAGGTTTGCTCTCTCAGGAATTTCTCTTGGTTTTCGAGCAGGACAGCGGTGACAGCTCTTCTATGATTGTCGGAAATCTTTTCCAGACCCTCATAGTTAAGAAGAGGTGCCCACTTTTCCTGCAACTGTTCGGATTGGAACATTTGCTTTTTACCTAATAGTGGATGTTTACGTTTGAACTAATATTAAATTCAGGAGTTGTTGCCTAGACCAAAGTTGCCCATGGTTCTAAGGTATGCTGCCATCGAATCTGTGTAAGACTCAGATCCGGCAGAATCTACACCCTCAGAAAGGGTTTCGGTCTTTGCTTGTGGAGTCTGTGGCTTGGAAGCGAAATACGATTCCTTCAGGGTCTCCAGTTTTTCACGATAAGTTTCTTCACTTTCAAACTCTACACTTTCGGCAAGTGAAGCAAGCTTTTCTTTCTGTGTGGAAGCAAGTCCTTCAGAAACGTTATCAAGAATACCATCAGCAACCGACTCTGCGAGTCTGCTGTTCAGTGTGATGTTCTTCTCAATCTGCTCATTGAGTTTGGTCTCCATATCATCAAGTTTTTCTACCATGCTCTCAAGCACATCATATTTTTCTTCAGGGATTGATACATAATGTTCTTCAAAAAGATTCTTCATTCCAGCAAGGAATGATTCAGTCATTTCGGTCTTAAGACCTGTTTCGATAACGAGTGCGTTCTCTTCAAACCACTCATCAGCGACATACTCAAGGTATGAATCGACACGCTCAGCAAGTGCTTCCTTCTCTTCTGCAAGTTGAGTAGCAAGTTTTTCTTCGTACTGAGCTTCGATTGCCTCTTTGATTTCAGCAACCTTGGCAGAGATTGCTGCTTCAAAGATGGTTTTTGCTTTTGCTTTGAATTCTTCGGAGAGTTCTTCACCACCGAGAAGTGCATTAACGTCTTCTTCAACGTTATACTCTTCTACAGTTTCTTCAGATTCAGCAACTACTTCATCAGTAGTAACTTCTTCTTCTTCGATGGTCTCTTCAGAGGAGAATTCTTCTTCTTCCTTCTTCATGGTTGGCATCGCGTCTGCTTTTTTAGCACCCTTGGTGATTACATCCTTAACTTGCTTAAGGGTTCCGCCTGGAGTCTTCAGCTTTGCTGAATCGTCGTCAGACTTGTAATTTTCTGGGGTGGGTCCACCCAGATCTTCGACTGAACCCAGTTGGGTTCCAGGATCCGCCATTGTTGGCATAGGATCTCCAGCCTTCGCACCAGCGTTAACTGCAGTACGGGATTGCTGTGTCTTTACTTCCATTTCTTGTAATGATTTTCCACGAGACATTTGAACTCTCCGATTACCTCTGATTTTAATCTATATTTATTTATAATTTTATAAATTAGAAAGGAACTGATCAAATAAGAATAACTTATTCTCTTCTAATTGTTTTGTATCAACGAGTGTATTAATTTGGGCATATGTCTTCTCTGCAAGTTTTTCGCGGAGAATGCCACCATCCCATACCCAATCTTTTCCTTCCATAATACCTTCAACGAAAGCATCAGGAGCAGATGGATCTGCAACAATATCAGCAGCAGTTGCTAACATAAAATCTTCACCAACAATATTGACTCCTTCTCTTGTTGCCTTTAATGAACCAATACCGCGAGAAGAAACGCCGAGTTTTACACCTTCACTGATAAGCGATTCTGCAATCTTACCCATAGGGGTAGAAAGAATCTTTGCTTTACCAATAAAGTTTGAACCACTCTCTTTCAGAGAAACGATTTTATGCGAAACGCGGTCAAGATTTACAGTTGGACCATCGGGGTGACCCAATTCTCCAAGTGCTCTTCCAGAAACGATGTTGCTTTCGTTATAACGGGCAACTTCTTTTCTTAGAGTTTCCATAGGATACATCCGACCATTACGGTTCTGAATGTTTCCTTGAAGGAAAACACCTTCGATATACAGGTTCTTCTTACCGTTGCGTTGTTCAACGATAAATTCTACCTGTTCGATTTCTTCTGTGATAAGTTTCATTTGATTAATTGGTGAATCCTACTCTTGCTCCTTTGACTGCATTATTTGCAGCAAATACACAGTGACTAGGTTGTTTTTCTAAAACCTCTACGGTTCCTCTAAGCATAGTAAAAGAACCAACTACTGTTCCACTTTGAGTTTCAACAACAGTAACTAAATGGTCTGCACCAGTAGCAGTATTAACCAAACGAACAGCAGTAGATGAGGAAAAACTTGTCGCCGTTCCTGTATTTACTGGTAGTTGTATTTCTGCAGCTTTAATCAGTGTCCTAGACATTTTTATATGATTGTTATGTTTTATTTATAAATTTACTCTTCTTCTTCATCAGAAACTTCGGTTTCCACCTCTGATTCTGCTTCGTCAGTCTCCATTTCTGCTTCAATCTCTGTGTCTTCATCACCAAAAGTGGATCCGGCAACTACAGGTCTAAAAGCATCAACTCTTGCTGAAGTTTTAGCAAAAAGTAAATCTTTGATAGTATCACTGATTTGGGAAGGAGATTCATCAGCGACCATCATATCTAAAAGTTCTTCCATTTATAATTATGATGTACTGTTAATATTTATACTAGATTTCCCCACCTTTAGGAATCGTTGGTGCTTCAGTTGATGAAGCATCAATTTCTGGTTCCATTTGTGGTTTTCCTAGGTCCATACTTGCTGTAGAATCAATCGGTTCTTCAGCAAATGGTAATCCAGTTGCAGGGTCAATTGTGGCAGGATCAGGAATAATACCTGCTTTAATTTCCTTGTCAATTAATTCATCCTGCTCAACAATTTCCATATCAGTTTGACGAAGAATTTGTCTACGTACATAATCTTGAGAGTAATACTTACCGATATATGGTTCGGCAACTTGAAGAAGATTGAGTCTTTCAGTCATTAACTCTGCATCTTTAAGTTCAGAGAAATGATTATCATATAGGAAATCATACTGAATATGCTCACTCATAATCTCCCAATCTTCGGGAGTAATTACATTCTTTAGGAGTAATTGAGTCTTGAGCATATCATTGAACATATTTGAGAATCTCTTTCTCAAACGTCCAACAAATTTAGTAAATTTCAGTTCGTCTCTGAGGATTTCGGAAGATCTACCCAAATTAAATCCACCTTCGCCATCCATCCTAGATGGCGGGACGTTGAGTGCTCTATATAATTTCTTTTTAAAATACTCAATGTCTGTGATTTCTCCAAGGTTTTGTCCTCCTGGAAGAGTAGAAATTTCAGTACCACGTCCTCCCTCTCTTCTAGGTAACCAAAAATCCTCAAGCATTGCCATGTATTTCTTGTCATCACGAATTTCTCCAGTGTTTGCATCGTATACAAGTTTGTTACGATAACGATTCATAACGTCACGAAGATATTGTTCTGCCTTAACTTTTGGAAGATTACCAACATCAATATAGAAAATTCTACGCTCTGGCGCACGAGACAATCTGTAGATAACCAAAGAATCTTCAATCATTCTAAGTTGATTGAGTGCCTTAATTGCCTTATGAAGATATGAAAGTGTAATACCTTTATTCCTATCTACCAAACCAGAAGTGCAATAAGTGACAGCATCTTTTGCCATCTTGATTCCTTGACTACCACTCTGTTGGGAAGAAGAACTATTTGAACCAGGAGATCCTGCTTTTGGAGTATAGATATAGAACTCTTCAAGTTCAGGAAAATCATACTCCATAGGATCAGTCAACCCTCTAAGTTGACCGACATTCATATGCTTTTTATATTCGTCACCAGGTTTCTTTTTCTGTTTACGAACATAACGCATTTTCATTGCGTCAATATAACGCAATTCTTTAATCCCCTCTTGGGGATTTTTCATGTCGATAATTTTATGATAGTAAATACGACCATCAATATACCAATTACGATAAATTTCGTGCGCTTTTTTATCAAAATCAAGAAGGTCTAATATATGCTTAAACTCTTTCCTAATCTTTGTTTTAATACCATCACTAGCATTGAGGTTTGAAAGTTCAATTTCTACAGGACTATCATTAGTATCAGAAACAATTGCTTCGTTTACAATATCCTCAATAGCAGTATCAACTTCAGGGTGAAGAGACATTTCACGATATCGTTTGATTAAATCAAACTCAGTTTTAAAGACACCTTCAATATCTACGTAGCTACCAAAAAAACCACTACTAGCATAGTGGTCAACCCCATCCTCATTATTCGGAGGAACGGGAGAGACAGCACTAGGTGGTAATGGTTCGGCATCCTCAATAGAGAATCCAAATAACTTTGAAGACATAATGATTTATATTGGTCCTTTCAATATATTTATGAAAGGACCAATTACCAATATATCAGTTATCGTCAGTTGCGGGTGTTAGTTCTCCTCTGCTCCAGGAATTAACCTGGAATTCAACAGTAAACTCTTCAATTTGATCGCCATTGTCATAAGACAAGTCAATCTGGGAAACATTAGTTGGGAAGATATCCAAGAAGTTATACTGTGCAAGAACAGCATTAACTTGACCAGTGTTATCTCTACTTGATGGTTCCTTACCTCTACCAAGTTGGTAGACGGTAGCATTTGTCATATAAGAAGCAGGAAGTGTAGCACCAATATTGTTGGCAAGTCTTGCCATGTGCTCTACCCATGCTTCAAATGCATATCTAAGACCAAAGTTTTCATCGTTGATGATTGTTACAGTCCAGGTATCAACTGTTCTGTCTCCAGCAACCTTAAAGATACGTCCTCTGAAAGGAACGTCAATTTGTGCAATGTTGGAAGCAGGAAGTGCTGCCGACTTACACATAAATTGGAAAGTATCCGCATCCCATGCCTCTCTAAGAGGTTCGGGGAATGTTGTTAACTCAACCTCAAACAGATTGGGGCGGGCACCGCCGCCAATCAGTCTGGATTTAAATTGCGAAAGATTTTTGTTTGATCTTGTGGCCATTGTTTTACTCCTCCTTTAGGTATTTATGATAAGGCTAATCAAACTCTACCTGCTACTTCTTCAAAACTGATGCCCGTGCGTGTAGCAACAAACGTCAGAGTGATGTAGTTAATAGACTTGGCAGGTTTCAGATAGATATCTGCTCTAAACTCATTATTATCAATGATATCAGGAGTGTTGTTGGTCTCATCACAAACAACGAGGAATCCATAAAGACCTCTCTTCGCTTCAACATCACGGAGATAAGGTTCAACAATGTTTCTGAAGTTCGCTCTTGTCAACTCGTCATTGAGTTCAAAGAGTTGTGCGTTTGCTGCACTCTCAAGTGCTTGCTCAATCGTGAGGAACAAACGACGAACGTTAATTCTGTCGAATGCGGATGCGTAGGAAAGTGCAGTTTTATCGCCGAAGAGATAAGTGCCAGTTCCTGCTTGAGTTACGAAAGAGTTAATTCTGTTGGGATACAGTTTATCTCTTTGTGCCTTGGAAGGATTGTAAGCAAGCTTGACTGCGTTATTCAGAGTTCCTCTTGCCTGACCAGCAGGGGAGAACCAAGGATAAGCAACAAGGTTTGTGCGAGTCATCATACCAGCAACGTCGGGGTTGCAAGGAATGTAACGGAATTTGTTATTGAAGCGATCATAAGTGTACTTATAACCACTGTCAAATACAGCGTATGAAGAAGAAGTCAGAGGACTGAAATACTCAATCAGATTATTTGTTTGAGTTGTTGTATTGGACTGACCAACCAAATCAACTCTATGAGGTCCGACAACTGCAACACAATCCTTTCTTTGCTCTGCAAGAGAGATAAGATAGTTTGCTTTTGCCTGGGATTCTGCCTTTTCAGTACAACCAGGACCCATGATTAAGTAATCAACTTCTACTTCGTCTTTATTGGAGAAGTATGAATAAGCGGTTTGAAGATTTCCGAGAGTTGCTTTAAACTCATCAGTCGCTCCAGCAGCTCCATAGTTCTTACCGCCAGCCAAAGCGTAAGAAACGTTACCGATTGCAGAGAAAGTTACTCCCTGTGCTGCTTGACCCCAAGTACCGTCGCCAGTGGAGACAGGTGTATAGGAAGCAGAAGGAACACCAGTATAAGCAGTGAAACCAGTTGCTACTGGAGTTGTTCCATGATAAGCATCTGCTGCTGCTGATGGACTCTTACCTGCATAAACGTTAGCAGAGAAGTCAGCGATATAATCCTTATAATAAATTTTCAGAGGAGAATTTACGGAAGAAATTGTATCAGATGCCTTAGAAAGTCCAAGGTGCTTCTCAAGAATATTACCTTGAATACCTGTTACAGAACCTTTGTCATCAACAACGACAACATGAAGTCCATCATTATAACCAGCTCTTGTGGTTACGAAGTTGTTTGCAACTGGTTTGGGTGCAATAGACTTCCAGTATACTGTAGAGTTTGTAAGTCC